AAGGATCCTAATTTTAAAATTGAAAGAAAAGATGTTGCAGAAGGTGGACGAGCAAATTTTTCTGTAGGTGGACAACCCTATACAATCTTTGGAGAAAAAATTGATATACCTTTAATTAAAGGACCTCAGGGACCTAAACAAAATAAAAAAAGTGTTGAAGAAGGTTTTAAGAAATTAGAGAAATGGTTAAAAGATCCTACACCTGAAAACTGGGTTAAAACGTTTGGTAAAAATAATGCTTTTAGTTATCAATTAAGAAATTATTTGCAAGGCACTAGAGATATAGGTTCAGTCAAAGGCATGCCTACTGCAGAGAAAGTATTCGATGCAATCAATGTAAAAGAATTATTAGGAGAAAATCAAATTAATAAAATATTAGAATTAGACACTGGAGGAAAAGGAGTTAGCCTTAAATCTAAACGAGCTAAAACTTTTGGTAATTTAAAATTTACCATGGATGAAACTATTGAAACAATTAAAAATTTTCAAAACGGTGAACAATGGTTAAGAAACAACCCTGATCCAAACAAGGTAGGACCGGATGGAAAAAATATTTACAGAAAATATGCTAACGCTATTAAAAGCATGCAAAGTGAAACTGCAAGAATAGGTGGCTTTCCTTTTGGTGATAACAGTGAAAAAAAACTTTGGGCTAATTTATATAGAGCATCTTATAGAGGAGATAGGATAAAAATTGTTGGAGAGTTTGCTGATGGTAATTTACCAATCGATAAGGATGGTAAAATAAATTGGAAGATGACTAACAAAGATGGAGTCCCTGCCTGGAAGAGAGTTCAGTTTATAGATACTCAAGCTCCCAAAAACACTGTCTTTAAATGGGGTGGTGATTTTAAAAGAGGTGATTTTGCAAAACAGATAGACGATACATTTGGTGAAGGATTTTTTAAAAAATCTACAGAGGCTTATGACACTCAACTTAAGACAGGTGGTAAAAGAGATTTTACAAAAGCTGGAGGAGGTAAAACAATTAAGAATGAACTTAAAATGGCTCTTCTAAGAAATGAAGCATTATTACAAAATCCAAAAGCAACTCCAAAAGAAATTAACGAATACATAAATAAAAAAGCTAAACGATTTAATATAACTGAAGTTCATCACCCTGATGGTGTAGGAGTTAATCCTTATAAAACAGAACCTGTATTTCGTTATGCAAACAGAGAAGTAGATAAAGTTTCTCAAGCTTTAAAAGCAGGTAATATAGATTTAAATGAAGCTAAAATTAGAATAGATAAAATAAACACTAATGTAGGACCTATAAGAATAAAATTAGATGATGGATATTATGGTAACAAAGCAAACACTCAAAAATCTATAATTGAAGCAGCCGAAAAATATAAGATAAAAGGTTTAACAGATTTAAGCCCTGACCTAACTACAGCAGATAAAATTGAAAGACCTGAGAGTGCAAAACTAAGAGATAAATTTAAAAAATTTGGTAAGTATGCAAAACAAATTGCTAAACCTGTGGTTAGATTAGCAGCGCCTATTATTCCTTTTGCTGGTCCAGCTATTATGGCTTCTGGGGCATATGATGTAGCAAAAGCTGCAGAGCAAGGATATACAAGTCCAGATGAATTAGGAGCAGCTTATTATTTAGGACCAGAAGCTGCAAAAGGATTAGACTCACTAAAAGAGAGAGTAAGAGGACAAATAGATGAAACAGAAGAATTCGTACCCTAAGACCCATCTGTTGCCACCTAAATCTGGGCCAACACCACAGGGGTTGAATATTAGTTATAATACTGTTAAAACAGTCAAATTGGAGAAAACAAATGGCAGACAAAATAGACAAGTCCCTGACTCAAGGTCCAAGGGGTAGTGTTACAATTCCTGGCGATGAAGAGCTAACAGAAAAAATTCAAGAAGTTGCTATTGAAGAGCAACAACAAAAAGGTCCAGTTGAAATAGAAGAAGCAGAAGACGGATCAGTAACAGTTGACTTTGATCCAAACGCAGCATCACCAGAAGGTGGTGATGAACATTACGCAAATTTAGCAGAATTTTTAACAGATGAAATTTTAGGAGAGTTAGGTTCTACCTTGACACAGAACTATAACGACTATAATGCTTCTAGAAAAGATTGGGAACAATCTTACGCAAAAGGTTTAGACCTGTTAGGATTTAAATATGACATGCGGACAGAACCATTTCAAGGTGCCTCGGGGGCGACTCATCCGGTTTTGGCTGAAGCTGTTACACAGTTTCAGGCTCTCGCTTATAAAGAGCTACTCCCGGCTAATGGACCAGTCAGAACGCAAGTAGTTGGTGCGCCTTCTCCAGAAAAAGCGCAACAAGCAGAGCGTGTTAAAAATTACATGAATTACGAGCTCATGGAAAAAATGAAAGACTATGAGCCCGACTTTGATCAAATGCTTTTCTACCTTCCTCTGGCAGGTTCAGCGTTTAAAAAAGTTTATTACGATGAACTTGAAGGAAGAGCTGTATCAAAGTTTGTTCCGGCAGATGATTTGATTGTCCCCTATTCGGCTACCTCATTAGACGATGCGGAGGCAGTCATTCACCGGATTAAAATTTCAAAAAACGATTTACGAAAACAACAAGTTGCTGGTTTTTATTTAGATGTAGAATTAGGTACACCTGGTTATCAAGAAAACGATTTAGAGAAAAAAGAAAGAGAATTAGAGGGCACTAAAAAAACTAACGATGAAGATATTTATACTTTGTTAGAGTGTCATGTTAATTTAGATTTAGAAGGTTTTGAACATACTGATGATCAAGGTCAACCATCAGGAATAAAAATTCCATACATAGTAACTGTAGAATTAGCTACAAGACAAGTTTTAGCTATCAGAAGAAATTACGAAATTGGAGATCCGAAGAAAACAAAGATCCCTTATTTTACCCACTTTAAATTTTTACCTGGGTTAGGTTTCTATGGCTTCGGTCTCATCCATATGATTGGTGGTCTGTCTAGAACTGCAACTGCAGCTCTTCGTCAATTATTGGATGCGGGTACGCTCTCCAACCTACCCGCAGGATTTAAAATGCGTGGCATTAGAATTAGAGATGACGCGCAGTCTATACAACCTGGTGAGTTTAGAGATGTAGATGCACCGGGTGGTAATTTAAAAGATTCATTTATGATGTTGCCATTTAAAGAACCATCAGCAACATTATTAAATTTAATGGGTATCGTTGTACAAGCAGGTCAAAGATTTGCATCGATTGCTGATTTACAAGTAGGTGATGGTAATCAAGGTGCAGCTGTTGGAACAACTGTTGCTCTTCTTGAAAGAGGAAGCCGAACTATGTCAGCTATACATAAAAGAATTTACTCTGCTCTTAAACAAGAATTCAAATTATTAGCAAGAGTATTCAAGTTATATCTACCACCAGAATATCCATATGACGTAGTTGGGGGTCAAAGATTAATCAAGCAACAAGACTTTGATGATCGGGTAGATATTGTGCCAGTTGCTGATCCCAACATTTTCTCACAAACACAGCGTATCTCTCTCGCGCAAACAGAGTTGCAACTGGCAACCTCTAATCCACAGATACATAATCTGTATCAAGCGTATAGAAATATGTACGAAGCTTTAGGTGTAAAAGATATTGATCAATTATTATTAAAACCAGAACAACCACAACCTATGGATCCTGCGTTAGAAAATATTATGGCTTTAGCAGGTAAACCTTTTCAAGCTTTTCCTGGTCAAGATCACAGAGCACACATTACATCTCATTTAAATTTTATGGCAACTAACATTGCTAAAAATAATCCAATGGTAACAGCTGCTATGGAAAAAAATATTATGGAGCACATAAGTTTGATGGCACAAGAACAAATTGAATTAGAATTTGCACAAGAGATTCCACAATTAGCACAGCTACAACAGATGGCAGCACAGAATCCACAAGCTGCACAACAGCTACAAGCTGCAACTCAAAAATTAGAAGCAAGAAAAGCTGTACTGATTGCTGAAATGATGGAAGAATTTTTAAAAGAAGAAAGAGAAGTTACTTCAGGTTTTGGAAATGATCCAATCGCGAAGTTAAGAGCAAGAGAATTAGACTTAAGAGCTATGGACAACGAACGAAAAAGAGTTGAAGGTGAAGAAAAAATCAATCTTGATCGTATGAAAGCCATGATGAACCAACAAGATAAACAAGATAAGTTGGAACAGAACGAAAAATTAGCTAAATTAAGATCTAATACATCAATCGAAAAAACAATTTTGAGTAAATC